GATTACAGCCGCCTGAGTGAGGCAAAGACTCGTTTGGAAACGCAACAAACGCAACTGCGTCAGATTATTGCCAAGGCCCGTGAAGAAAACGACATCAACACTGAGTTGGAAGCGCAAGAGCGTTTATCTGATTTAGTGGGTGAGCAGCGTCAAGTAGCCGGCTGGTTGCAAGCACAGCAAGCTGCTGCGCAACAACAACAGTATCAGCAGGCTCAACAGCCTGTGCAACAAGTACAGCAGCCACGTCCTCAGCCTAACCCTCAAGCAGAGGAATGGGCAGAGAAGAATCCTTGGTTTGGACAAGACCGAGTGATGACTTATGCTGCTTGGGGCATACATCAAACACTTGTTGAACAAGAAGGTGTTGACCCTAATTCACAAGAGTACTATACTGAACTCGATAGACGTGTCCGGAGTACATTTCCAGACAAGTTTAAAGACCAATCCAGACAACAGCGTTCCGCGCCTGCTGTTGCCCCTGCTGCCCGTAGTTCGGGAATAAATAGTGCGCGCCGTACTGTCCGGCTTTCGCCGAGTCAGGTTGCTATAGCAAAGAAACTGGGCGTTCCTCTTGAAGAGTATGCCAAGTATGTTAAGGAGTGAAACAATGACTAAAGTTACTATCGACAAAGCCCCCCGCGCAACCCGCGATACGGAAAAACGTCGCCGTCCTTGGACCCCTCCCTCACGTCTTGACGCGCCTCCTGCCCCTGAAGGGTTTAAGCATCGTTGGATCCGTGCCGAAGTGAATGGCCATCTGGATAAACAAAACGTCTACGGACGTCTTCGTGAGGGCTATGAACTAGTCCGTCTTGAAGAGTTGCCAGAAGAATATCAAGGCATGATGCCTACCGTTGATGACGGTAAGCATGCTGGAGTGGTTTCTGTAGGTGGACTTTTGCTTGCAAGAGTTCCTGATGAGACCATTGCAGAGCGCAACGAGTATTACCGTCGTAAGGCTCAGGAACAGTTACACGCTGTTGACAACGAGATGATGCGAGAAAACGCTCACTCTACAATGCGGATTCAGGCTCCCGAGAGGAGCTCGCGCACAACATTCCGTCAACAATAAAACGTTGATCTTTTAATTTTTGTAGGAGCTACAAATGGCAAACGTAAATAAGCCTTTTGGCCTGCGTCCCATTGGTAACCTATCTGCTACTGGAGCCCAGAAGCAGTATGGCTATCAAATTGCGGATAATCAAGCCGGAGCAATTTTCCAAGGCGATTTAGTTGTCGTATATGACGGCTTTATCATCAAGTATGACGCATCTGTACACACTGCCCCCACAGGCGTGTTCAACGGTTGCCAGTACTATGACCCAACCCGTGCGGGCAAGCCCACATGGAAAAACTTCTACCCCGGTAGTGTCGATATCACTTCAGGCATCATTGCTTGCGAAGTGTTGGATGACCCCAACCAATTGTTCTTGATCCAAGCTGCGGGTACTATTACTCAAGCCGAGATCGGTAAGAATGCTGATCCTACTGCTTCCACCACTGGTAGCACTGTGACTGGTGTTTCTAACGGTACATTGGGTACACCCGCGAAGACTGCTGGATTGACTATGAAAATTGTTGGCTTGAGCGATCAAGCTGAGAATGAATTGGGTCAATACGCTGTGGTTGTTGTTAAACTTAATCAACACCAGTACGGTAGTACCGGCGTTGCTGCTGACGGAGCATAATCATGGCTATTACACGTTCCCAACTAGTAAAAGAACTTGAGCCCGGCCTGAACGCATTGTTCGGCTTAGAGTACAAGCGTTACGAAAACGAGCACGAGCAGATCTTCTCTATTGAGACTTCTGACCGTGCATTTGAAGAAGAGGTCATGTTGACTGGCTTCGGTTCTGCTCCAGTGAAAACTGAGGGTGCCGGCGTTCAGTACGACACAGCCTTGGAATCTTTCACAGCTCGCTACACACACGAAACCGTTGCTATGGCTTTCGCGTTGACAGAAGAAGCTGTTGAAGATAACTTGTATGACCGCTTGTCTGGTCGTTACACCAAAGCTATGGCTCGTTCAATGAGCTTCACAAAGCAAGTAAAAGCTGCTTCTGTGTTGAACAACGGTTTCAACAATGCTTTCCCAGGTGGTGACGG